GTCTTGGTAAGCCTCTTCGTAAGCAACTTTAATAAAGCAGTCACCAGAGACTCCGCCTTGCTGTCCCATTTCCCAAAGTACTGTTGCTTTGTTGTTATCTACTTCCCAAACTCTTTCTAGCAAGTCAGGAACGATAGCCTCTGTCTGTTTAGGGCTACGGAATTGGACGCCCTTACCAAATGTAAAGTTAAGAATAAAGTCTGTAAAAGCACGGTAGTAGTTAAGAACCATCTGTGATTCGCCTACTTGACGGCGGTATGAATAATGATGGCCAAGATACATAGCCCAGTTAAGTGAATAACGGTTTAGGCGAGGACCGTGTACTTCAAACTCTTCATCCGCCAGTTCTACAAGACCTAGTGGAGAAATAGAGATAGTTAAATCAGAAGACGCAGCTCTATATGATGGAGGTGAGAAATCTAGACCGCTACCACTCACCGATAATTCCTCTCGTTAAACTCACAACTAAATACTATCACCAATATCGACATATCGTCTTAACGCTTAAAGGACTCGCCCTTAATAACTCCGTGACCAACAGGCTTAGTTACTTTTTGCTTTTGTTCTTTTTCTTCTTTGTCTCTTTTTTCCTGTACGTAATCTCTGTTACGTGGGTCAATATCTTTTTTAGAATCTACAAATTTTCCGCCCATTTGCACATATTTACTGTGCACCCAGTGAGCGGCAGCTGGTGAAGGATACTTAGGAAAACGTGACTTAGCCATAACAGTAACTGTATTCCAGAGGCGTGGATTAGCAGGTAACTGCTTTGGAGCATTAGTTACGGAACGACCAGAAATGAGTGCCATAGTTAATCCTTAGAAAAGCCCCACCAGTCCCGAAGGACGGTGGGGAGCTATTTCTTCTATTAGTCCTGTACTACTGCAGGGTTAAGGCGCTGTTGGTGTGAGCCATTGCGGAATACTTCCTCAATAACATTTGAACCGTAATCGCTAAAACCAGCAGAAGCAAACTCTTGGAGAGTGTTTGGTCCTTCCACCCATGCTGCAGAACCTACGTGAGCACGCTCACGCATTGTTTCTTCAGCTGACTTAGTGTGAACTGGTGCATTTCGATTTGTACGGCCTGCTGCAGGGATATAGCCCTGTGCAGCTCCGTTTGAGAATTCTTGCGGGACGTCTGTATCAGTTGCGATTCCCTCTTCAAAACGAAGTGGTCCGCGCTGTCCTGGCATAGCGCCAGCCATCTTGCGGTCGTAAACTGTACCTGGACGTTCCGGGAAACTTGGTGCTGGTGAGATTGTCATAGTTATAACTCCTTGTAGAAGGTTGAGGCCTCAGGTAAAAGTGTGCTACTTATTTAAGGTAAATACTGCCTAAAGTAAGAATTATCTATAAAAAGGTGAAGAAGATACTTCTACCGAAGGCATCGTTAAATCCATAGTTAAACAGACAGCAATGGCCAAACTATCCGCGTAGTCGTCGTGGGCGTGAGCCTCAGCGGGGGCGTGGGCTAAGAAGTTTGGGCCTTGGAATTTTGTCTCAAGGTCTGTCATCTGTTGGTAAAAGCGTTTCCAAGTTCTAAGGCGTCTAGTCTTAGCATGTGCGGGCCAGCCAACCATACGTCGGTCAATCAAAGCCTTAAGGTGCTTCCAGCGTTTAGACTGCTCTTGTTGGCTACTTCCTATCGAGTGAACCTCTGCTCCCGGAAGTAAAAGCTTAAGTCGTTGGGCTACTGCATCACCAACTCCATTAGCATCTACACCTACCGCTAAAACATCGTAAGAACCAAGAAAGTTTACAATTTGAAAATACTGGTCTTCCCAGTCATCGCCCTGAATTTCTAACCAGTTGAGCACTCGGTGGTCGTAATAACCAAACTCATCTGGCCTGTCCCAGTCAACCCACACAACTGTTACAACTGTTGAGTCTAGCTTACGTGCGGGGTCAATTCCTACAACTACTGGAGTTCTGTGCCACGCTCTAACAGTTTCTTGAGAGGTATCTCCAAGCTCGTCCATAATTGTAGAAGTAACGAACATTCCGCGTTCTAGTAGCCACTTGCAGTTGTACGACATCTGGAACTCATCAGAGTCCTCGCCAATACGTAACATCTCTTTCTTGATGAATTTGCCGTAGTTCAGGTTTACTTTAGATACGTCTTTGTAATCCCATTGGAAGTGGTTCTGTCTTGAGGCTCTACCTGTCTGTCTACGCTTGTTTAATTGAATAGAGCGATAAAAGTTATTCTTGTGTGTAGTCGGTGTGCCTGTCTTTACCATTGTTCCTGAGTAGTACGCAAGCATTGGAGAGATTGATTTAGACACTACAAAGTCATCTGCCTCTTGGCACTCGTCAATAACAATAAGATGGAAAGATTTTGATTCAATCTTTGCGCGAGGGTTAGCTGTCATCATCATTAGGCTACTGCCTGAGTTCTTAAGCTTAATTTGACGTGTTACGCCTGGGACCTTTCCAAGAGAGTCATCAATCTCTGGGTCACCTAAAATCTCTAATGCACGCTCAGAAGTTAAACGATTTACGGTTCTACCAAAGAGTGTTTCTACCTGGCCCTCAACTGGAGCAAACATACCAATCCAGATGCCATCTTTAAACTGGCCTAATAAATCTGGGTACATCTTTGCAAGCCTTGGTAGCAACACCATTAACGTGGCTACTGTGTTAGCAATTGTTTCTGATTTTCCTGACTGACGTGCGGCAAGTGCTGTAACTTCTTCGCCGTCGTTAATGATTACAGACTCAATAATGCGACGAGCAAGCGGTAGTTGATACGGGTGTAACTCATGCCCAACTAGCGCGTTCATAAATTGAATTGTTTTGTCTACTGTCTTACGAACAAACTCTTTGGAAAGTTCGTCTAACTCTTCTTCCTCTTCTTCGAGGAGTTCGTCGTCATCCTCTAAGAGTACCTCTTCTTCGTCTAAAAATTCTAACTCGCTCATATGTTCCTTAGTCTAGTAAAAAACATGAAACCCTGGTAGGTATACCAGGGTTCACGTTGCCACACACGGGAGAGAAGGAAGAGAGGCAAGATAATTGTAGCGGAAATGTCGACATGTCGTTTTACCCGAGTTTTGCGGTGGTTCTAGTGTGCAACTCGTGTACAACAGCGTGAAGGGCCTCTGCACCTGTTAAAGCTTCTTCTAGGACTGCAACATCACGGGTTCTAGAGTAAACGCTCATACAACGACCTATTTCGTAGGTAGCCTGTTCAATCCACATCTCAAGTTCTGTTGTATGTATCTTTCTTACGCGTTTTACTACTTTTTCTGAAAAAGGCTTATCCCAAGGGCTTTTCTTTTTAAACACGCCAGTCACCTATTTCTTCCGTATTAAGTTCCATATCTCTAAGACCTAATGCTTTAGCAATCATATCATCGGCATCTTCATCAAATACAAAGCCTTCAGAGCGCTTCCATAGTCCCAACACAAACCCAGGCTTAGTAAAGGGAAAACGAAATACTAGGCATACTTTGCTTTGTCTAAACGGATGTTCGGTTTCCTGGGTCCAGCCTTTTTCTACCACAGGTAACAAATTACGGTGGTAGTACTGAAGAACGTCTACGTATAGTGGTCCAATAGATTTCATATTAGTTTGCTGCGAAGCCTCCGCCGTCCCCGTACATATAACTAGCAAATGTTTTAATATCGTTCAGTTGAACCCTCTGGTCTCTTGGCATTCCAGCTGGGTCAGCTAATCCCATTTTAGGCCATCTATTAAGCCCAGAACTTTCTAGGTATTGGCCTTTTGATTCTGCAAGGACAAATCCCTCCCACAGGTACTGCGGAATATCGTAGTAGTTCCACCACGTGCCGTCCCTAAAAACTACAGTTAAAGTTTGAGTATTTGCGTCGTATCCAGCTTTTAGTGTTCTTGGTTTTTTAGGGTTTGAGCTTGTTGTTGCTCTTAAGTTATACGCAGATATAACTTGATACTTTGAGGCTACTTCTGCTCTTTTTACTTTTGATGAGGGGTTAAATAAATACTCATCAAGAGTTGGAAGGCTAGTGGCTCCAGAGGGTTGACCTATTTGATATCCGCCAAGTAGTACGTCAATACTAGGTACTTGGGCTCTTTTTCTTGGGGACATTAATCTTCCTTACAGGTGTGGTCGCCTGTCTTATGCTCTAGGACTCGCTCGTTACATTCTGAGCAAGTTAGCACGCGGGCTCCCTTAAAGTTATTTTGAGCAGTTGACCCGATAGGAAAGTTACTTCCATCTTCAGGTACTTCTGACTCATACTCGGTATTAATTTTAGACTCTCTAAATAACTCTTGTGGAAACGGTCCAGAAGGGCTCGTAACCCTATAAGGTATTGGATGAGCCTGAACCGCTTTCACGCGGGTTACTTTCATTCTGCTGGTTCTTCAGTAACTTCTTCAGTCTTTTTCTTAGAAGACGCCTTAGTTGGTGGCTCTTCTGCTGAAACAAACGCTAGTGGAAAGTGACCCGCAGTAGCGCGTTCACGAAGGTGCTTTGGTAGGCACTGTGTGCAATAGTCAACGGGGTTTACCCCAGCATCGGCTACTGTATAGATTGCATGGTTGTCGCAGTTAACGCATTTCATAGTAATTCCTCCTTATTTAAGTGTACAACAAAAAAGGGAGCAGCACATAGCCGCTCCCCCAATTGTAGGCTTTTATTTCTTCTTTGAAGCCTTTTTAGCCACAGAGGCTTCTACTGCAAGTTTCTTAGTAATTTCCGCAAGGCCGATAGTTGCTATGCGACCAAACGCTGGGTCCTTCTTATTAATGTAGCGAAGGGCTACGGGGACTAGAGATGCCCATAGAGCGTTAGCTACTAGTAGCCATTCTCCTGAACCAAAGTCTAGTGGCGTTGCCGCTCCACTTGTCTGCATGACAATCATTACTGCGCCCATAACCTGACCAAGCAAGTTACGTGCGTAAGATTCAATCATTGCTTTATTCATTTTTCTCCTTCTTCTACGTGCTGGTCGAAACGACCCTCAAGTCTTGACAATGATACACGAACTTCAACCATGTCCACGGCAATTCTATTAATTGCGTCTTTTAGCGATGAGCCACCATTGGGCTTAAGCTCTGACAGGTAATGTTTAATTGTCCAACGGATACCTATAATTACAGCAGCTCCTACGCCTAATATCGTAGATGATAAAGCTGCCCAGTCTTGTACGTTCAAGGTGTATCCGTTCAATAGGTGTGATGTATATCATAGAACGGTAACAATAATAATACCGCGTTTAATTAAAATATTATTAAATATTTATGCGTAAACTCGTGTTTAGATGTATTTATCAATAAAAATTGCGAGTTCAACTTGACACCCTACGTAACTCTAGTGTTTCCTAGAACATGACAGAGCCACTCACAAGGTGGCTTTCGCCGACTGAGAGGAGCAGAAATGCTTAATATCAGAAAAGATAAGCTAGAAAAGATAGCGGTACTTGCAGTATACGGCTTAGTACTTGGCACATTTCCTCAGGCGATTGCTAACGCAACCGCGGAGGAGCCGGTCAAAGTTGTAGAGCAAGTTCCTGTGGACCCGCTAGAGAAGTACAAAGGAGCAACAAAGTTGTCGGACACTGATTTAGTAGGACTGCTTAGCGCGGTTGGTTTTGAGGGAACAGCCCTCAAGGTCGCCTATGCGGTAGCTAAAAAAGAGTCTAACGGCCGCCCCTTAGCCCACAATGGAGACCAAACTACAGGTGACAATTCTTACGGAATATTCCAAATCAACATGATTGC